TATTTGGTACTTCCAAAATTATTTATATCTTTGAGTCCTAAAACTTTAAACACATGAATCTAATCAAACACACCGCCACCGAAATAATGTCAATCGGTAAGGCGTTTGCGGAATCGGGAATGTTTCCTGACATCAAATCCGCAGCACAGGCTATTGTTAAAATCCAAGCAGGTGCAGAGTTGGGCATCGCACCTTTTGCCGCAATGTCCGGTATCCACATTATTTCCGGTAAGCCTACCATTGGAGCAGGCGTAATGGCTGCAATGGTAAAAGCATCGGGCAAGTACAATTACAAGGTAACGCAGCAGACCGACAAGGTTTGTTCTATTGATTACTATGAAGGTTCTGAAATGATTGGTACTTCTACATTCACTATCGAAGATGCAAAAAAAGCAGGTACTAAAAATACCGACAAGTTCCCACGCAATATGTTATTCGCGAGGGCTATGAGTAACGGTGTAAAGTGGTACACTCCGGATGTATTTGCAGGGCCGGTGTATGTTCCAGAGGAGATGGAATCGGTAGGGCATATTAATGGCAGCATTTACGACATTGCTGCCGATGCATGGAAAACCAAACGCATCCTAACAGATGAGCAATTCCAATCCGCTATCGTAAAAATACAGGATGGCGAATGTATCAAAGGATCAACCGTAACCGTGTACGATTGGGTGAAAACTGAATGCCAATTAACCGAAGCACAACAAAATACATTTAACCTTTTAAACACCCAAGACAATGGAACTGATTAAATTTAACCACACAACTAAGGAAGAACGCACGCAAGTAGTACGTGAAATCTTCCAAGAAGTATTAGAGGGCCGCATTAACCCTATGGAGTTACATATCCGTATGAAATGCCTAGAGGAAGTAGTAAAGCAACTCACCTCAATGCCTGCGTACAAAGCAATCGTACTGGATGATGCTGAAAAACACGGCAAGTCATTTCAGTATCACAATGCGAAAGTTGATATTAGGGAGGTTGGGGTGAAGTATGATTATTCGGAGTGTGGTAGTAGTGAATTAGATGCTTTGGTTGATTTGAAATGTGAAACAGAGGAAAAAATTAAAGCACTTGAGTTGTATCACAGAGCATTACCTACATTTGGAATCAAAGCGGTCAATCAACACACAGGCGAAGTAGAAACACATTATCCACCTGCGAAAACTTCTACCACATCGGTAGCGGTAACTTTGAAGTAACACAGGCAACCACCTTGGCGTAACCGAAAATAAATATCGGCTTGGGATAACGTCCCTGATTGTATCGGGGAGATACGAGTTCGAATCTCGTAGGTGGTTCTTAAAGGCGCTGGCTCCCTATATCCAGTAATTATATGACTTATCTGAAAGAACCAATGGTAAAAGATTACCAAGTTCACACAACAGAAGATTACTTTATGTTCAAGCCTATTGATGGCAACAGGAACAAAAACCTATTGCACATTAACAGGTTGAAAAAATCAATGGCAGAAAACTATTTGTTTACCGTTATTATCGTAAATGAAAAGTACGAGATTATTGACGGGCAGCACAGATTTCATGTTATTGAGGAACTTAAACTACCTTTAAATTACATTGTATGTAAGGGATATGCCTTAGAAGAAGTACACATTTTAAATGCAAATTCTAAGACATGGAACTCTGATGATTATTTAGAAGGGTATTGTAGTTTAGGATATAAAGATTACATAAAGTATAAAGAGTTTAAAGAAAAGTATAAAATCGGGCATAATGAATGTATGCTATTATTGGCAGGGCAACATCATGCTAATATTACACAATCTTTTTACGCTGGACTTTTTAGTATTAAAAGCTATGATAATGCTTGTAAGACTATTGAAAAGATATTTTTGGTTGAACCTTACTATGATGGTTTTAAAAGGAGATCATTTATAAATACAATGATTTGTCTATTTAAAAACCCAGAGTTTGAGTTCACTGAATTTCTACAAAAGTTAAAACTGCAACCTACTGCGCTTGTAAATTGCAGCGACATTACTCAATACACATCACTAATTGAGGAAATTTATAATTATCGTAGAAGAGAGAAAGTTAATCTCCGCTACTAAACTCTAAATCATACCGGCTCTGATTAACCGGCTTTGTTATGGCTACATTCTACACAGGCAGCATCTGCCTATCAGACATCCCGAAGGAGAAAATTACCGAGGCAAAAAACGGTAAGAAGTATCTGAACCTTACCCTATGGCTAAATGACACCGCCGATCAGTACGGCAACATTGGCAGCATTCAAGTATCGCAGACTAAGGAGCAAAGGGATGCACAGGAAAAGAAGCAGTATATTGGGAATTTTAAGCAGCCACAGGGAGTTGCACAAAGTACGGCACCTGTAGAACCTGCACCTACCTACGAACCTTTACCCTTTTAATTCACCAGGGAGGGGCAAATTAACCCCTCCCTTAACTTTACAACATGACCATCCACCAATACATCGAACGCAAATACTTCCGGCTAAACACAACCGCCACAATCCGCAACGGGGTGTTATACCACTGGGTTAATAACAGATGGATGCCGAATAAGGAATTTGAGCGAGTTTATCCTCTGCCGAATAAGGTGGGGAAGCAACTTACTAATTTGGATAAGAATAAGAACTCTTTACTATGAAACAACACCCCCTCTGGAAAATACGCTATAACACCGCCCATTACAATTACACCTTGCAACGTACCCCGAACGTGGTAAAGGATGGATTCTACACCGGGCCGCCTACGCCTGTGGTTACTAAGTCCAATGGGCTGACTACGTTTATAATTAACTTTCTTAACTGGTCGGGATACCGTGCTACACGTATTAACACTATGGGTAGGCAGATTAACGGAAAGTTTATCCCATCCGCAACCCGGAAGGGTACGGCTGATATTTCGGCTACGATTCGTGATAAGAACGGAATAGGCAGAAGCATTATGATAGAAATAAAAGTTGGGAAAGATAAAGCATCGCAGTATCAATTAGATGAGCAAAAAAAAGAAAGACAGGCAGGCGGCATCTATGAATTTATATCTACACCGGAACAATTCTTTACGTTATTTGATTCAATAATAAATTAATTGTATATTTGTATTGTTGTGTGGTAGCAACAATTAAGAACTTTATGCCCGAAGATTAGGGATGCGACTACCACCGCTCCCTTTTCTGAGGGTTTTTTTATTTATGGCACATATTTATAAAATCACATCCCCGAGTAAAAAAATTTATGTAGGTAGTTCTACAGATATAAATGAAAGATTTAGAAGTTATAAAAGATTACATTGTAAATCTCAAGTAAGGTTATACAATTCATTTATTAAATATGGAATAGATAACCATAAATTTGAAATAATTACAGAATGTACAATTGAGGAAATGTTGAATCTTGAATCTTATTATGGTAATATTTACAATTCATTATCTAAAAACGGATTGAATTGTTTTCTACCAAAAAAAGATGATAATTTTATATGTAGGAGTGAAGAAACAAGAAAAAAAATATCAGAAAACAATAAAGGTAAAAAACTATCTGATGTAACTAAACAAAAATTGAGATTAGCTAATATTGGTAAGCCTAGCCCAAATAAAGGTAAAAGTGTACATAGTATTGAATCTAAAATAAAAATGAGTAAATCTCATACGGGCAAAAAATTTAATGAACTTCATAAAAAAAACATATCGGAATCGCTAAAGGGTAAGCTTCCTAAAAACTTTCACACTCTTGCATCAATGAAATCTAAAATTATACTTGATACAAGTAATGGTATATTTCATAATTCTATTACAGATGCTGCAATATTTTATAAGGTTAGCGCATCTTACATATCATTAATATTGAGCTGTAGTAGGAAAAACAAATTAAATCTAATTTCAGTATAAAACTTTAACCACCACCACCCATGCACCAATACACCGACTACCAATCACTCGGCATCAAAGTCATCCCCATACAATGGGATGCCGCAACAAAACAACCCGTATCACACCGCAACTGGAGTAATCCGGATGACCTGCACCTGCGACCTACAGATAATGGGTTAATGATACTTACAGGCAATAACTACGGCTGCTTAGATTTCGACCTAAAGAATACTAAGGATAAAGAGCTATTCAGTAAGTGGATGGCAATTATAACCAACGAGGCACCGGAAATCTTTAGCAAGGTATTCATCGAGCAAACCCGCAACGCAGGGTATCACGTATGGTTGAACTACGCAGCACTACCCAACAAAACACCCCTCGCTGAATCCCCCGAGGGTAACGAGGTAATCGCCCTGTATTCAAATGGCCCGGTAGTTTACACATTTCCAACCCCTGGCTATACAGAATTTCACCAAAGTATGGAGGATGTGCAGGAGTTAACCGAATCGGAGTATAACTACCTAATAGAAGTTTCACAATACTTTAACGAATATAAACCCAAGTACGATCCGAGTAAGAAAGCAATCAGCTACCCGGCGGGGTATGAATCGCAGTTGGCAGAATTTGACAAGTCCATTACGGATGAAGCGTTCGACACTATTCTGCAATCAATAGGGCTGCTGCCTATACAGGGCTACCGCTACGGCAAGAATGATAAGTTCCAGGCCTACAGGCGCAAGGGTAGTGATTCGGCCGGCATCTCCGCTAAAGTGTACTATAATGCACGAAGGGTTATGATATTCAGCGCATCCATGAGCAACTTTCCCCATTGGCATAACAAGGAGCAGTATCCTGTCTGGTGCCTGCCGCCTTCGTTTATTCTGTTCTACCACCTCGGCAGGGATTGGGATGCCGTACTTAAAGCCCTCGAAATCGAACCCGTAGAACAGGGTTACCCTTATAGTATTTTTCCACAAGTTATAAACAATTCTATTCACGAAGTTGCAGCAGAAATGAGCCTATGCCCGGAGTTTCTCGCTACGGCCGGAATATGGACTATCGCATCACTTGCAGGGAACTGCTATACATCCGACTTTCACAATGTAAAAAACATCGTATTTGCTATTATGATAGCCCCCGTATCGGTGGGTAAAACTCCGGCATTTAAAGCTATGTGTGAGGAACCATTAGCCGACTTACTAAAATCGGAAGATGCAGCCTTCAAATTAGCGATGGATAACTGGCTGATTGAGAAAGCAGCAGCCAACGTAAATAAGGAATCATTCAGCAAGCCTAAACCCAAACGATTCCATCCATTTGCAGTTGATGGCACCACCGAGGGCTACATAGCCCTAATGCAAGACCAGGAGGCAGGGATGGGAGTATATCACGATGAAGCGGAAACTATCCTAAACGCAGGGGCGCACAAAGCGAATAACGATGCTATTTCATTCTTTACTCAAGCATTCACCGGGGGCAGGTACACCCAAATTAGAGCGGATCGAGAGAAAGAAAGGGTTGTTAAATCACTTAACATATCCCTTTTGATGGGTACGCAGCCATCCCGTTTAGCACACATATTCGGGGCCGATAAGATTCAATCCGGATTCGCTTCACGTTTCCTAATGGTTAAATCCGATTACATCAAACTGAATGAAGATGCCGACCCGTTTAGCGGTGGCCGGCAAATGTGTAAGGAGTGGAAGGAACTCGTTACTCACCTGTACCGTATTAACAAAGAATTTGCAGCAGGGGATTGTGCGCCTATAAGGATTGAGATTACACCGGAGGCGAAAACACTATACACGAAGTTTTACAGGCAGAATTTAGCCGATGCCAATAGCCGGATGGCCGGAAAGGCGGAACAATACATTATGGGTGCCGAGGCTAAAATGAGCGCATACTTCCCACGAATGTGCCATGTGGTAAGTATATGCCAAAATGTTCTAAAACCTGTGGTAACGGTTGAAATAGTCAACAAAGCATATAATTTGTATAGGTACTATGCCGAGAGTACAATATCCATAATTAGTGAGTTATGCGCGGAAACGGAATCCGGCCTTCCTGCAGACCTGCGCCTGTTAGTTGATAACCTACCGCCAAAGTTCACAACAAAGGAGGTAGATTTGCTCTGCCTAAGATTCAATATTAAGCCTAAGAGGTTTTTTAATGCGATTCGTAGGGCTGACTTTGCAAGGGTGGTAAAGAGGGTGGCGCATGGGCAGTATGAGAAAATGTGAGTTGGTTACAATACATAACCAACTGAAATAATATTTCATGTGGTGTTTTGGTTTCCCCTGGTGTTTCTACATCGGGGGTTTTTTATACCCATTAACGCCCAAATTGGGGGTAATAGCCAACATTTGTGAGCGATAAACTATACCATTTCGTTGGCACCATATTCTCAATATTCTCACCAAGTGAGAATTTATAACTTATTGATAATCATAGGCTAACTACCAATATTCTCACTTGCTCGAGAATTTAAAGAAAATAATAATTCTATATATTTATATATCTAATACCATACTATACAAGAGGTGTGTGAGAATTTGAGAATATTGAAGAATTCACTCATTATCAATGTGTTACGTGAGAATTTGACATGGAATATCTGAGAATTTGGTGGTTTGAGTGAGAAGTGAGTACCTTTGTAAACAACAAGTTTCTACAGAGTGCCAAAGAAAGGACATACTAACAATCCCAATGGGAGGCCGAAAGGAACACCGAACAAGGTTACTAAATCAGTGAGGGAGCATTTCGCCACCGCATTTGACCTGCTACAGGATGATGACACGGTTAACCTTACCGCATGGGGTAAAGCTAACCCCACCGAATTTTACCGCCTGGCATCCAAACTGATTCCGCTACAGGTTGCCAACGATCCGGATAACCCAATGCCGACTACCATCATTCAGATTATCCCCGACACCAAATCACACCCCATTGTATAAATTGTGTATCTATTGTGGAAAACAAAAGTGTAGGCTACAGATGAACCACTCCAAAGATATTTGCTATCTTTGTGAAACACGCTCGGACACCATGCACATACATTACAACTTTGCAACACGTAGCAGACC